CGCGACTGGCTTCGTTCATTCGACGAAGTTGTGCTCATGTTCGATCAGGATGAATCCGGCAAGAACGCTCTCGCCGAGGCCATCAAGATCATCGGCATTGACAAGGTCAAGATCGCTCACCTTCCACGTAAGGACCCCAACGCGGTTCTGCTCGAGGACGGCGGCAAGGTCCTGATCAACGCGATGTTCGACGCGGCTGCCTATACTCCGGGCGGCTTCCTCGGCAAAGAAGAGCTTTGGACCAAGCTGGAAGAAGACAGCAAGGTTCGTTCGATGGCATTCCCTCCATGTATGGCGGGCGTCAACAAGAAGACCAAGGGCAAGAGGTACGGCGACATCACGCTGTTCATCTCGGGCACCGGCTCCGGCAAATCAACCCTGCTGCGTGAAGACGCGCTGTTCACGTTGAGCAATCACTTGCACGACGAAGATGGTGTGGACGATCGCAACAAGAAGATTGGCTGGATCGCGCTCGAGGAAGGTCCCGGCGAGTCGGCCCGTAAGTTCTCGGGCATGGCGCTGAACATCAACCCGGCCGCTCAGGAAGAGCCGATGACTCTGGAGGAACTGAAACCCGGCTTCGACGCCGTGTTCGGTTCGGATCAGATCATTGTGCTCGACCACCAAGGCTCGGTGGAGAACGCCGGTTTGATTGAGAAGATGGAGTGGCTGTGCCTCAAGGGCTGCACCCATATCTATCTCGATCACATCACCATCGCCGCCTCCGAAGGATTCGAGAACGAGTCCGGCAACGAGGCGGTTGACAAGCTGATGAACGCTCTTCTGCGTTTGGTCAAGCGGTATCCTGTGTGGATCGGCGTCGTGAGTCACCTTCGTAAGGTGTCCAGCGGCTCCACCTCGTTCGAAGAGGGCAAGCTGCCTTCAATGGACGACATCAAGGGTTCCGGCTCCATCAAGCAGATTTCGATGGACATCATAGCGTTTGCGCGCAACATGCGGCACGCGGATGAGGTTCAGCGCAACAGAATCAAGATGGAAGTTCTCAAATGCCGCTACACCGGTTTGACCGGTCCCTGTCAGGGCGCGGCCTACGAATACGAGACAGGTCGTTTGCACCTGGACGAAATGCCCGATGAAGACGAAGACTGAGACACGGTGTGTCATTTGGTTTTGAAAATGTTGGGACTTATTAATTGAGTAAAGTCGTTACACCTTGGAGCTCCATCGGTTACATCACCTACAAGCGCACGTATTCGCGTAAGCTTGAGGGGAATCGGACTGAAGAGTTCCCGGATACGATTGAGAGGGTCATCAATGCATGTCGAGACCAGTTGCACGTCGGATTCACCGCCGACGAAGAAGCGCGACTGCGGGATTATATGTTGGGTCTCAAGATGTCTGTGGCTGGCCGCTTTCTTTGGCAGCTTGGCACCGGTACTGTGGACCGTCTCGGACTGGCATCCCTCCAAAACTGCGCGTTTACTGTGGTGGACAGTCCCGTCACTCCTTTTTGTTGGGCTATGGATATGCTCGCCCTCGGGTCGGGTGTGGGCTTCAACATTCAGAAAAAGAACGTCGACAAGCTTCCGGAAGTTCGCTCGTGGTTTAAGGCACCGACGCGGGTCAACGACTCGGGTGCAGACTACATCGTCCCGGACAGTCGCGAAGGGTGGGTTAAGCTCCTCGGCAAGACGCTTAAGGCCGCGTTCCTGAGCGATTCACCGGTCAAGGGTACGTTCACGTATTCCACCGAGGTCGTTCGCGGCAAGGGTACTCCGATCGCCGGATTCGGCGGTACGGCCAGCGGTCCAGAGGACTTGGTCTGGGGTATCCAGCAGATCAGCGAAATTCTGATGCGTCGTCAGGGTCGCAAGATCCGTCCGATCGACGCGTTGGACATTATGAACATCATCGCGCACATCATCGTGGCGGGCAACGTTCGTCGCAGCGCACAGTTGGCGATTGGAGACCCGGACGATGTCGAATATCTTCTTGCGAAGCGATGGGACATGGGTAACATACCGTCGTGGCGGGCGATGTCGAATAATTCAGTTGCCTGCGACGACATCAGTGAACTACATCCCTACTTCTGGGACGGTTACGAAGGTAAAGGGGAGCCGTACGGGCTCATCAATCTTGCTCTCAGTCGACAAATCGGACGGCTCGGGGATTTTGACTATCCAGATCCCGACGTTGAAGGGTACAATCCATGCG